GCCGCCGGCGACTCGTCGGGCTCCGCCTCTTCCTGCTCGGGTTGGGAGCGGGCGTGCGCCGGCCGGGTCGCCGGCGGCTGCGGGCGAGACCTAGAATATTTGATCATAAGGGAGCTGCAAAAGATATGTCTCAGAGAGATCTTGATTACGATAGAGAGAACTTTAAAGATATTATTTTGAAGGGTAGTGATGCTCCACAGGTCACTACTTTATTCAGTTACTATGGAACTAAAAGTACACACTATATCCAAATTGGTGGTTATGGATTGTATTCGATGTCTTCTGATCCAGCGGGACTATCTACTATCGGTGTGAAAAAATTTGATGGTACATTAAAACTGAGAATAAGAAGAAAACCATCTGGTAGTAGAACAGAACCTTGGAAGTATAGGTTTTCTACTGCTCTTCTTATTGATAAGAAACCTAGTCGCAGTGGTTTTAATTTAGATGTAAGTGATGAAGAAGCATTGTATTTTCTTGATCCAGGATTTAAGGTTACTAAATGAATAACATATTAAAAGAGTTTCTCAGTGAATTCACTGGAACTTTCAAAGAGTTCTTGATGTATATCCATTTCTTTTATCAGAAAAAGATTGATTCTGAAAACAAAAAATTGATGAAGGATAAATATATAAAGACAAGACACGGTGTTCTTAAGTTTGCGATTGCAAATGAAAAGGCAATAACACAAGAACTGAGTAAAAGAAATACTAAGTGATGAAAAGTTTTTTCCAATTCTTAAAAGAAGCAACTTCACCTGCAGAACAGGCACGAAGACTAAATCTCACTGGTGATGGTCATGGTGGTTGGTATGACCCACAGGGAGAATTTGTTGCAAAGACGGAAGGTGGAAAACTCAAATTTTTTAATAAGAGACAGAAGGTTGGTGGAAAAGATCCAGCACAAACTGAAAAAGAAAAGCAGGTTGCATCTCCTTCATATAATGATCCAGAAGTAAAAGCACAGGCAGCTGCTCAACAGCAACAGGCACAAGATCCAGCAATGGAGAAGGCACCTGAGGATATGACTCCTGAGGAATTTTTACAGATTCCAAAAACAAGAGGAACTATTACAGTTGCTTTTGGTAGATTCAATCCACCAACAGTAGGACATCAACAGTTGATGGATGTTGCTGCTGCAGCTGCTGCATCTGATGAGGATGGACAATATTTAATTTTTCCATCACGCAGTCAGGATAAGAAAAAGAATCCATTGGACCCAGATACTAAGATTGCTTATATGCAAAAACTGTATCCTGAGCATGGTGCAAACATTGTTAATGATCCAAATTCAAAAACCATCTTTGATGTTTTGAAGATGGCTCATGCTGATGGATATTCTAATGTTAGAATTATTGCTGGTGGAGATAGGATAAAAGAATTTGATAAATTATCTGGAAACTATAATGGTCAGTTATATGCTTTTGATAATATTGAAGTAGTTTCATCTGGAGATAGAGATCCTGATGCTAAAGGGGTTGAGGGAATGTCTGCTTCTAGGATGAGACTTGCTGCTGCAGAAGGAGACCTTAATAAATTTATGCAAGGACTTCCTCCAGATATTAAAAAGGATGAGGCAAAAGAACTCTTTGATGTTCTTCGTGGTGCGATGCAAGTTAAGGAAGGATGGAATATTTGGGAGATTGCTCCTAAGTTTGATTTCCAAACTTTGAGAGAAAGTTATATTTCCAATTCTATCTTTAATATTGGAGAGATGGTTGAAAACTTAAATACTGGACTTGTTGGTCGTATTATTCGTAGAGGAACAAACTATCTTATTTGTGTTACTGAGTCAGGTCAAATGTTTAAGTCTTGGATTAAAGATCTGACAGAATATAGTGAAGTTAAGATGGATAGGAAGTTTAGACTTCCTGGTAAAAGAAATATGTTGGTCGGTACAGGTGGTATGCGTAAGAACGCAGAAGAAGCAATTAAGTTTAAAGCACCAAGCGGAGCCAATTTCATAAATAAATATAGAAAAAAGTAGAAAATTAAATTTCTCATGAAACGGAATATTCAAGAGGCACTTCCCAAAAGGAAGCATCCTGTAGTTCCAGGTGGCGGTGCTGCTGATAAGGGATCTAGTGCTCCTGCCCCTACTGCTGGTGGCGGTGGTGGTGGTGGCGGATCTGCTCCTGCTCCTGCTAAAGGTGATGGTGGTGGTCAATCAAGTGGTGACCCTGCTAAGAAAGCCAAGCAGGCAGTATATGATATTCGTTATCGTGCAAGAAGAGAAGAGATTCCTCTTCGCCAAGCATATTCTCAGTACATGCAGAACAGCAGTATGAGTGCTGAAGAAAAAACATTAGTAAAGCAAAGTTTATTTGGAAAGGATGGCGGCATGGCTACTGAAAGTTTTAAAATCGAAGATAGTGCATCGGATAGCGTAGCAAATGCTATGTTTAAAGTATTCGTTGAAAACTATCAAAAAGAAGAACCAATCACTTTGGTTTATGAAGAAGAGATGAAGGGTTCTGGTGATAAAAAGTATCAGGTAAGAGTAAAGGATAAGAGTGGTAAGTCTTATGTTAGAATGGCTACCCGTGAAAAGATTAATCAACTGAGAGCAAATCCAAATATTGCTGAGGTTGAAATGTCTCAGTACGGAACTCCATATGAAGGTGAAAGATCTAAGAAAAAAGGATCAGGCAAGTTGGATCCTGTCGGTAAGGAAGATGGTGATGTAAACAATGATGGTAAGAAGGATGGTACTGATAAGTATCTTCTGAATCGTCGTAAGGCAATCGGTAAAGCGATGGCTAAAGAAGCATTCATTCATGAGGGTGAAAAGGTTAATGGTGATGAGGAAACTATTGATATAAGCAAGAAGAAGAACAAAGTTACCATTAATCCACCAGTTCCTGGTGGTAGTAAGAAGTTTCAGATGAATTCTGCTGAGATGAATGGTGAAATGATTGCTGAGAAAGCAGTTAGCAAAGCACAGCAGAAATTCATGGGTATGGTTTATGCTAAGAAAAAAGGTGAAATGAAAGATGCTTCTCCTGAAGTTGAGAAGGCTGCTAAGGGTATGAGTGAGAAAGAAGCAAAGAAATTTGCATCAACTAAGCATGATGATCTCCCTGATAAAAAGGAAGTAAAGGAGGAGAAGGATAAGGAGTCTAGAGATAAGAGAGCAGACTATGCTTATCGTGCAATGGTCAAGAATAAGTTGAGATCTGGTCTTGGTCTTAAGAATCCACTTGTTATGGCTGATGGTGATAAGTTGGAGAAAGATTTTGATAAGGTTGCTACTTCTGATAATGTAAAGGATGCAATGAAGGAAGCAACTTATCCTTCCGACTTCATTAAAGGTTCGGGTGTTGCTAAGAAAAAACAAGGCAGACCTATACAACATGATCAACCTATGAAGGGTGCTGTAAGAAAGACTATTGATGAGAAATAAAATCGCTATATAATGTAAGTAAGCTTTAAGATCATGTTTTCTATCCTCCTTCCTTTAGCGTCCAAAATTATCATGGACTCTGTTTCCAAGATTCCCGATAACGAAGAACTTGGTGAAAAGTTGATTGACATTTGCCTGGTTATTCTGGGTAAAGCAGTGAAGTTGACTAAAACAGATATGGATGATAAATTGTTAGAGACTGTAGCGGCAGCAATCAAGGCACGCGATTGATTTTATGGGGACCTTAAGGTCTCTTTTTTTTATAAATATTTTCATACAAGATTCATAAGGTAAAGAACATGGCTCTATGGGGCAATAAAGATTTAGTCGCGAATGGTGGAACGATTGGTATTAATCTCACCACTGGAGCAATCACTGGAACTGCAACTACTTTCAGCACTGCTGGATTTGAGGTAGCTGCTGGCGATGTAATTATCGTTGGCGCTGGTGCTACTTATGGACATGCCGTAATTTCTGCAGTTACTAGTAATACTGCAGCATCTGTTGCTACTACTCAGTATTTGATTCCACACTCAGAAACAAGTGATATCGCTGGAGCAAGTTATTTCGTATCACAGATGCCTATATCTGCGATTGAAGACCCAGCATATCAAGCACCTGATGTTAAGTCAAACAGAACTTCTAGCGTTTTCGGTGTAGATGTTGCCGAAACACAAACTGCTAGAAGTAATGATTCTCAGTACCGCCCAGCACATGCTGGATGGGTTGGAGTTACCACTTACAACGATCATGCTGGTAACTTGAGAGTCAAGACAGAAGTTCTTGTTGCTGGAAGCACCATCCAAGGTGATGCTGACGACGATACCAACTATCCAGACGCTTGATAATATGAGTTAGATTATGAGATTTGATGAACTAAATGAAGATAATTATTTAATGTTTGCGATAAAATTCTATGACAATCCTCAAGCCCTCACTATGGAGGACTTTGAGAATGATTTGAAGAGAATTAGGTATATCAAAAGGTTGTTGAAAAGATATAAAAGTTCGGGTGAATTAAAAACTCACCTGATACTTAATCATTTGATTGTCTTATTTAATGTCTTTAATGACGCTGCTGTACCTCTTTTATTCTACAATTTAGAAGAAGAGTTGTGGTCTCCCATTAAAAGTTTCCTTGTATTCCTCAATAGAATACCTGAATATCCTAGAACTCAGATACATGATATAACAGAAGACGAAGAGTGTCTTATACAACTGCAGGCAATCTAATGGATATCAATAAAATTATTTCTATTGTACGCAACCTTAAAGAAGAGGGAATGGCTGCTCCTACTAATAATGTTGGTAGTGGTCACATTGCTGGTACAGTTGAAGCTGGTGATGATCCTCCTGTAAGGAAAAAGAAAAGAAGACCTACTCCTGTAGGTAGATATGGTTCAAGAAAAATGTGGATCGATAATCTGAAAAATGGATGACTCTGGAGTTAACGCTGCTATCTTAGAAAGATTAGAAAGAGTTGTAGAATCATTACAGGATAACTCTGTAAAGATGGGACAACTCCTAGCGGTTCATAATGAGAAGTTAGATAAGCAAGATAGAATCGATGCTGTACTCTTTGAGAAAGTAGAGTCAGTACATAGAGAAGTTAATCGTAGAGCAGACGAAATAAAGAAAGGTTGTGAAAGAGATATAATAAAGATTGACGAAAGACTTAGATTGATGGAGAAGAAGATGTGGTCCATCTTCGGTGCACTTGCTATAGTGTCGTTTATGGTCAGCATACCAGGTCAGAAACTCTTACAGAACTTCTTGACGCCACAAGTTTCATCGAGTATAATAAGAGGATAGTAAAGTCCCCTTATAATGGATTTAATTGATTCCAAATATATTGGACTGATTTCTTCACGCCTACAGAAGTTTAAGAAGGTAAAGGCAGATCTTTATAACTTCCGTTGCCCTATTTGTGGTGACTCTCAGAAGAACAAGAACAAGACAAGAGGATACATTTATCCGGTCAAGAATAACACCAACTTCAAGTGCCACAACTGTGGTGCTAGTATGTCGTTGAACAAATTTATAAAACACCTTGACTCTGTATTACATAAACAATACACTCTTGAGAAGTTTAAAGAGGGACATACTGGAAAGAACTTTGTTGTTGAAGAACCAAAGTTTGAATTTGCTAAGCCTGTATTTAAGAAATCAATTGATCTTCCTAAGGCATCTACCGATTCAGTAGCAAAGGAATATCTTGAAAAGCGAAAAATAGATCCTGATAAGTTTTACTATGCCGACAGGTTTAAATGGTGGACAAACACTCAGAAAAAAACTTTCGACACTATAGGTAGAGACGAACCTAGAATCATCATTCCAATGTATGATGAGGAAAAGAATTTAATAGGTTTTCAGGGTAGAGCACTGGATAAGTCTCCTAATAAATATATCACCATTATGATTCAGGAGGATGCGCCAAAGATATATGGACTCGACACAATTGATAAAACTTCCCCAGTCTACATTACAGAAGGTCCTTTTGACTCAACGTTCGTTCGCAACTCGATTGCTATGTGCGGAGCTGATATTGATATCAGTGGTTGGGGGATTAGCAATCCTGTCTATGTCTATGATAACGAACCACGCAATAGAGAGATTGTCGAACGAATCCGAAAGACAATTGATAGTGGAAACTCCATAATTATTTGGCCAAGTAACATAATTGAAAAGGATATTAACGATATGATCCTTTCTGGACATAACGTTATGAGTGTGTTAAAATCTAATACCTACAGTGGATTAGAAGCAAAAATTAAATTCAACATTTGGAAAAAAATATGACAAACGGTACAAAGGTAGTCAAGAGAAATGGGCAAAAAGAACCTCTTGACCTGAATAAACTCCATGTAATGGTAGAGCAAGCATGTAAAGATCTTGCTGGAGTTTCTGCATCACAGGTTGAAATTCAATCGGGCATTCAGTTCTATGATGGGATTACCACAGATGAAATCCAAGAGATTCTTATTAGGAGTGCTAGTGACCTTATCGATTTGGACCATCCTAATTATCAGTTTGTTGCAGCTCGCCTCTTAATGTTTGCACTTCGCAAGCAATTGTTTGGTCGTATGCACGAGTTCCCTACCCTCTACAAGCACGTAGAGCGTTGTATTGGGCGTGGTGTGTATGACCCAGAGATCTTAACTCTTTACACCTATGAAGAGTTTGAGAAGATGGAATTTTACATTGACCACGATCGTGACTATTTGTTCACATATGCTGGACTGCGGCAGGTTGTAGATAAATACCTAGTGCAAGATAGAAGCACTGGACAGGTGTATGAGACACCTCAGTTCATGTACATGATGATTGCGGCGACTATCTTTTCGAAGTATCCCAAAGAGACGAGACTGGACTACGTAAAGAAGTATTATGACGCAATCTCCCGACACAAAATCAACATTCCCACACCTATCATGGCAGGAGTGCGAACTCCACTTCGACAATATGCTAGCTGTGTTCTTGTTGATGTTGATGACACCCTCGATAGCATCTTTAGTTCTGATATGGCTATCGGTAAATATGTTGCACAACGTGCGGGAATCGGCATCAACGCAGGCAGAATCCGTGGTATCAACAGTAAAATCAGAGGCGGAGAAGTTCAACACACAGGTGTTGTACCATTCCTCAAAAAATTTGAGAGCACTGTCAGATGCTGCACTCAAAATGGCATACGAGGTGGATCGGCAACTGTCCACTTCCCAATCTGGCACCAAGAAATAGAAGACATCCTTGTTCTTAAGAACAACAAGGGTACAGAAGACAACCGCGTGAGGAAACTTGATTACTCCATCCAGATTTCAAAACTTTTCTACGAGCGTTTCATCCAGAATGGAGAGATTAGCTTGTTCTCACCGCATGATGTTCCGGGACTCTATGATGCTTTTGGTACTGATTCATTTGATGATCTCTATGTGGACTATGAATCAAATAAGTCTGTTCCAAGAAAGACTATCGGTGCTCAGGAACTCATTCTTGATCTCCTGAAAGAACGGGCAGAGACTGGTCGTTTGTACATTATGAACATCGACCACTGTAACTCTCACTCCTCCTTCATTGATAAGGTTGAGATGAGTAATCTATGCCAAGAGATTACTTTACCTACTAAACCCCTCCAACATATCGACGATCCAAATGGTGAAATTGCTCTTTGCATTCTTAGTGCTATTAACATTGGTAAGATTAGGGATTTGGACGATCTTGATGCACTGTGCGATCTTGCAGTTCGCTCTCTTGACGAACTTATTGATTTTCAGGGATACCCCATTAAAGCAGCAGAAATTGCAACCCGTGCCCGTCGCTCCCTTGGAATCGGTTACATTGGACTAGCACACTACCTTGCTAAGAATGGGGTCAACTATGCTGATCCAGAGGCATGGAAACTAGTTCACGACCTCACAGAAGCGTTCCAATACTACCTTATCCAAGCTACCGTAAATCTTGCAAAAGAGAAGGGTGCTTGTGAGTATAGCAGCCGAACCAAATATGGAAATGGAATTTTGCCTATTGATACATACAAGAAGGAAGTGGATGAAATCGTTGCAAATGAGCTTACCTACGATTGGGAGCGCCTTAGAACTGAAGTTTTGGAATATGGGGTACGGAACTCAACACTGTCCGCACAGATGCCTTCGGAGAGCAGTTCCGTTGTGTCAAACGCAACTAATGGAATCGAACCTCCTAGAGGATACTTGTCCATTAAGAAGTCCAAAAAAGGACCACTTAAGCAAATTGTTCCTCAGTATCAAACCCTTAAGAACAACTATACGCTTCTTTGGGATATGCCTAATAACATGGGCTACATTAACATTGTTGCAGTCATGCAAAAGTTCTTTGACCAAGCCATCTCTGGAAACTGGAGTTACAACCCAACCCAATATCCAGACAATGAAGTACCAGTCTCAGTGATGGCTCAGGATCTTCTGACTACATATAAGTACGGTTGGAAGACTAGTTACTATCAAAATACATATGACTTCAAGACAGATGAAGTCGAAGAGACTAAGGATTCTCTTCAAAGTTTAATTTCAGATTTAGAAAACGCAGAGGAGGAAGATTGTGAGTCTTGTAAAATTTAAAACAAACGATGATGGTAAAAAATCTATAAATTCCATGACAGTTTTTAATTCGCAAGAAGTAGAAACTAAAAAACAACCAATGTTTTTTGGAAAACCACTAGGAGTTCAAAGGTATGATTCTTACAAGTATCCAATTTTCGAGAAACTCACAACTCAGCAGTTAGGGTATTTTTGGAGACCAGAGGAAGTCTCCCTCCAGAAGGACCGCAGTGACTATCAATTATTGCGTCCAGAACAAAAGCACATCTTCACCAGCAACCTGAAGTATCAGGTCATGCTGGACTCTGTGCAGGGTCGTGGACCTGGTATGGCTTTTGCTCCCTATTGCTCACTTCCTGAACTGGAAGCGTGCATGAAGGTATGGGAGTTTATGGAGATGATCCATAGTCGCTCATATACTTACATCATCAAGAATGTTTATTCAAATCCTGCTGATGTATTTGATACTATCCTGAGGGATGAGCGTATTCTAGAACGTGCTTATAGCGTCACTGACGCCTATAATGATTTTATTAATTCTGCTCAACAGTATGGAAACTCTGATGAATGGTTACATGCATTAGAACAAGTCCCTTACGCACAAGACGCACGCTATGAACTCAAGCGCAAACTCTTCAGAGCAGTTGCAAACGTTAATATTCTTGAGGGTATTCGCTTTTACGTATCATTCGCTTGCAGTTTTGCATTTGGCGAACTCAAGCTTATGGAAGGAAGTGCAAAGATCATCTCTCTTATCGCAAGAGATGAAAATCAGCACTTAGTTATCACTCAAAACATTCTCAAAAATTGGATGAATGGTGATGATCCTGAAATGAAAAAAATTGCTCAGGAAGAACAACCCTGGGTTTATAAAACATTTGAGAATGCTGTAAATCAAGAAAAACTTTGGGCAGAGTATCTGTTCAAAGATGGATCTATGATTGGTCTAAATGATAAACTGCTGCAGCAGTATGTTGAATGGATTGCTAATCGCCGTATGAAGGCGATTGGTCTCAAACCAATCTTTGATATCCCCGCAAAAAACAATCCACTTCCATGGACAGAGCATTGGATTTCCTCTAAGGGTCTCCAAGTAGCACCACAAGAAACCGAAGTGGAGTCCTACATCGTTGGAGGAATTAAACAAGATGTCAAATCAGACACCTTCTCAGGATTCAGTCTCTGAACCTGAGAATACTCACACTTGGGGTACAAGAAAAATAGCAACATTTGATCACCTTGCATTTGGTGATTATGATGATTACGAACAATCCTATAAGGATGCAGCAAAAGCAGATTCATATCTTTTCGGAGACTATGATGCTTATGAAGCATACGGGGATATTCCTGATTAAGAGAGAGGGTCTTCGGACCCTCTTTTTTTATAAATACTTGAAAAAGTGTATAAAGGCAATGACTTTTAGTGCTAAGCAGTTCCGTGAATTGAATGACGCATACAAATCAATGTATGCTCCTGCTCCTGTAGAAGAAGAAACAGCAGTTGAAGATGTTGTAGATCAATCTCAGGAAGAAGTAGAGATTGATGAGGCTTATTCTCAAGCTGAGCGACAGGCACATTCAGCAAAGCAAGATCCTGAAGATTTAAAGAGAAGGCAAGAATTAGCAAGGCAGTCACAAAATAAACCAAAAAATCCAACACTTCAAAGGATTGGAAATGCTGTAAAAAATTTCCTAAATCCATCTAGAAGTCAATCTGCTGATCCTGTTGTACGGAGAGGTGGTGAATATACTGCTTTTGGTGGTGGTCCAAAGTTTCCAGATAAAAATAAAACTCCAGAGGCTCCTAAAGCAGCAGAACCTCCTAAAGCAGCAGAACCTGTGGTTGCTGCAAGACCTATGCCACAAGCACAACCTCAACAACCAAAAGTCACTGCCCCACCAAAGATTCGTGATTATGGTTCTAGAGCAGCAAATATGGCTGCTTGGGCAAAAGCAAATCCAACTCTTGCTGGTCGTCTTAAGTCTTCATCTGCTGGAAGATCTGTAGATCAACCAGCTGCATCTGCAACTCCAACTCCAACTCCAACTCCAAAACCTACTACTGGAGTTCGTAGGAGTGCAATGGATATTGGAACAAGAGGACTTACTAAAGTTCAAAGAAATAATCAAAGTTTAGCAAATAAGAGAAACTCTAAGTCAACGCCAGTTGGTGATCTTAAGGGAACAAACCTTGGCGCTGCTCTGTCAGGCGTTGGTAAATGGAATGAAGAAAAAGAAGCCTATGATGTAGTGCTTGAATATCTCCTCTCTGGAGGGCACGCAGACACCGTAGAAGAGGCAAATTACATCATGATGCAGATGGATCAAAACACCATCCAGAGCATCGTTGAGTCCCCTTCCTTTGAGGTTAAGGGAGGCAACCCTAGCGCAGCAAGAAGACAGGGAAAGATTAATAAAGCAGCAGATGCTGGTGTTCCTAATGCTGCAGCAAAAGCGAAGGGTCCTATCCTTCCAATCAAAGGAGTCTGATATAGAGGGCTTGACAAGTTCTCTTTTTACCTTTAGACTAGGTTTGTCCCCGTTGAGATAAATAATAGCTCTATAAGATTATATTATGAGCTATGATAATCCATGGAGATATGGTGAAAGAATTTTTGATACTAATGATATTGGGGAGTACTTTGGTTTTGTGTATCTCATTACCAATAAGTCCAACGGACGATCGTACATTGGGAGAAAGTATTTTTGGTCTTTTAGAAAACCACCAGGAAAGAAAAGAAAAGTAAAACAAGAATCAGATTGGAAGAAGTATTATGGTTCTTGTCCTGAATTGAAAGATGATATAAAACTATACGGCAAAGAGATCTTCAGTAGAGAAATATTAAGTCTCCATGAAACGAAAGGGACTTGTAACTACGAAGAGACAAAGCAGTTGTTTCTCAATAATGTCTTAACTGAGGCTCTTGACTCAGGAGACCCAGCATACTATAATAGCAATATTCTAGGTCGCTACATGCGTAAAGATTATGGAAACTTTGGAAAAAACCCTGAAAAGTAATTATGATTGGGCAATCGATCGTATTCACTATCTTGCTGAAAATGACATTCATGATGCATATGCTGTTCAAAGTGAATTTTCCGAATGGTTGGACCCAGATGTAACAGATCATGATGTTTGTTCATTAGAATATATTGGAGATTAATTTATGATTGACTTATTATTTTTACATTCGCTAACTGCTACAGATTATTATAATCTAGCAAAGGTTGTACATGTTGAAGCAAAATTAAATAGTGAAGATGAGTATTGTGTTGCTGCATCTGTTTTACATAGAGTCAAATCTCATAAGTTTCCAAACTCTGTTTATGGTGTAATTCATGCACCTGGTCAGTATGAGGGAATATATAATAGGAGATGGGTTGTTCCAACTTCAAAACTGATTGACCGATTGAGTTCTTCATATGGACAACAAAGAATATTATATTGGTCAAAGATTCTTGATGGTAGAACTGATTACAAAGGACAATCCATGTTGAGATATAGGGTCGTTTCAGAAGATCCAATGTGTCATTCTAAAGGAAACTTCTATCACTATCACTGGCAATGAGATTTAAACAACTAGTTAAAAAAGTAGTTAAAAAAATTCTTACTCAACCTGTAGAGGAAGTTAAAGGAGAATCACCTGCTTGTACTGTAAAACCAAAGAAAGAGCACAAGACAGTTCCTGCTCCAGTTGTACTTTCAAACGATCCATGGTTTTCTGAACCAGTTAAGTCTGAGAAAGCTATTGAATATGAAACCGTGAAACTTATGGAAGAACAAAAGAAAAAAGAAAAATTTGAGTCTGGTCCTAAGAAAGAACCTGACAATATCCATGAAGTGTTGTATAATATGGCTACTAAGAGTCAGAAGACTACACTTCACATCGATCCTCCTGGTGGTTCGGAAAACTTCCAATCTGGTCCTGGTGGATGGAACTCTGGTAATGGTATGAATCAATTTAGAACATGAAAAAACTTCTTGTAATGCTTGCGATGTTGGTTGCTACTCCTGCTGTAGCCGAACCAACCAAAGGATACTACACTATGGATGCGATGGGATGTATGTTACTCCAAGAATGCACCAAAGATGTTAAAAGAATCAACAGTCTTCAAGATATTGAGGATCACTATCCCGGTATTAATTTTAGTGGGATTAGTACTGAGTTTAACTCAATCTTCCAATCACTTAATACAATCGGAGTTAAGGTTTTTCTAGCAGATGAAAAGTATTTCCCACCAATGCATCGTGGGGTATACCATACTGTAGGAAATAACTTTTTCTTGAATACTAGGTTCATGAAAAAACCACATGTCTTGATGGCTGTGATGCGCCATGAAGGATGGCATGCAGCACAAGATTGTATGGCTGGTACTATCAAAAATAGTATGCTAGCAATCATTAAGAATGAAGAAGATGTGCCTGGTTATTGGAGAGAAGTTGTAGAAGATACGTATCCCAAGCACGCTGTTCCTTGGGAAGCAGAGGCATTCTGGGCAGGACATACTGCTAATATGACTGCTGATGCTCTTAAAGTATGTGCTACAGGCACGATGTGGGAGATTTATCCACCCACACCGCTTACCAAAAAATGGTTGAAAGAAGAGGGTTACATTAAATGAATTTTTTAATTGCTGCACTGGCACCAGTTTTTATCACCAGTCCTATTACTGAAAAACCTGTTCAGGTTCCCACTTCTGTAGTTCAAAAGTGTCAGAAGATCATGGAGTTCAGTGTTTATAAAGAAGATAAGACTCCTATTGAAGAACTGAGGACACTTGACTGTTATTATATGAATATGGGTCACTATAGTCTTCCTATGGATTTGTATTTTCCCAAAGAGAGGTATCCTCGTCGCTAAATAAAGCTGACTTGCTTCATATAGATGCCCGAGGAAATCAAGAAGGATGATCCTAAAAAGAAAGGACCACTCGGTAAAATTAAAGAGAAGGTTGAGGACTCAGAAGAGCAACTGGCAATTCTTAGTACCTTTGTCCGTCTTGGTATTCTTGTGTGGTCTGGAGGCATACTTACGCTCGCATACATCAAACTACCCGCTGCTCTTGGAAT